CTATCTACTCTATGGCCGGAGTAAACAATCGTGTTTATACTGATTGGATGAAAACTATGTTCGATCGATATGACGATATCGACGAAGTATTTCTATGTACTGCACCGTTCAATAGATTTACCATAGGATTTGATGGGACACTAAACGACGAAGTTATTCCTGTAGAGCATTTTACTACTAAAATGGAAAACAGCGACGGCATCATCGATAGGTATTGCGATTTAACTATACAAGGCGAAAATTTACAATTATTTAATAAGGCCTTGTCTGATGATTATAATCAGTTTCCGGGAATTGATATTGATGTAGCTCAGGGACTTAAAACTCCTGATCTGCGAAAGAATACTTACATGCAGGTAAAACTGTTTTTTGAATTAAACAGTTTTATTGAAAAAAGAGATTTTCTATTAAATGTCTATGCCTGGGATAAAATCTGCGGAGATAATCAAGCAAAATTATATCTCTTTAATTTTACAGATAGACTAAGATATCCTAAAGACTGGAACTACTACGGTGATCTTTCAAATACTACGATCGCCACAAAAACTGTAGAGGGATTTTTCAAAGAGCGGCACATAGATCATACAAAATATTATCTAGAAGATAAAGAACATTACAACAAAGAATATCACGATCTCGTAGCTGAAAAATATCTATCTTGGTTAAAATCGTTATGAAGAAAATACTGGTCACCGGGGATAGTTTTGCAACAGTTTGGCCGTTTACCAAATTAGGTTGGTCAAATCTTCTAGCTCATCGCCACGATGTCACTAATCTATCTCAAGCGGGCTGCGGTGAGTATAAGATTCTGAAACAGATAGAATCAGTGTCTCTATCAGAATTCGATCTAGTCATTGTCAGCCATACCAGCCCTAGTAGGATACACACTCCATCACATCCCCTTCACAAAGAAGGATTTCATAAAAACTGTGATCTATTAGCCAATGATATCTGTGGTCGTACCAGTTGGTTCAATCCTAGCCTTAGAACCGCACAAGGATGGTTCAAATATCATTACGACGAACAATATCAGATCGATATCTATAATCTCATTAGAAAAAGAATACAAGATCTGTTAGGCAAAATTCCTTATATTAGTCTAACGCACACAGATATAAGTAGATCTCTTATAATTGAATCTAACAATATTGATTTCAGTGATCTATGGAAACGAGAAAGAGGTTCTATAAATCATTATACTATTCAAGGAAATAGAATTATATTTGAAACTATAATGGAGCATATCGGTGGAAAATAATATAATTTCTGTTCCTTGGCAAAATCAAAGCAATACATGGTGGAATGAAACCTGTGCTAACATCATGGAAGTGTTTGGGTTACCGGGAGGTAAGTACACTACTGAAGTCAGTGCAGAATGCATGCATTTCTTTTTTAAAGACGAAAGAGATGCATTTATGTGTAAAATCCTAATCAGCGAGGAAGTATGAGAGACAGAGTTGCGTTGACTATTGGATCAATAATATTACTCTTGATTTTAATTTTTACTGATTTTGGAAATTCTAGTTCGGTAATAGTCTACGATTGCGGCACAGCCGAATGGCATCCGGATATTCCTGCCAGCGTGAAAGAAGAGTGTAGGAAAATTCGATTTGAAGAATTAGAAAAACAAAGACAAAAAGAACTACAAAATAGAATAATTCAAACATGAAAAATTGGACTCTAACAGTTGAAGATGATGGCATATTGCCGTTGCCTCAAGATTTATTAGATGAGGCGGGATGGCAAGAAGGAGATCATCTACATTGGATTGATAATCAAGACGGATCTTGGAGTATTGTCAAAGAAGAAGACTTGACAAATTTCATTAAAAAAGGTATAATGTAAACATGGAAAAATTAAAAGTCTCTGAAATATTTTATAGTATTCAAGGTGAAGGCCGCTATATGGGTGTGCCTTCTGTGTTCTTACGCACATTTGGCTGCAACTTTAAGTGTGCTGGTTTTGGTATGCCTAAGGATGAGCTAACTGATGAGCCTGATCAGGTTGCCAAAAACATTCATCTCTACAAAAGCTACGAAGAATTACCTTTAGTAGAGAAAGGCTGCGACAGTTATGCTACATGGCATCCGGCTATGAAACATCTAAGTCCCTTTATGGAAATCGATGATGTTGTCAATCAAGTAGTAGATACTCTGCCCTATAAAGAATGGCGGGATGAACATCTTGTTATCACCGGCGGAGAACCGTTATTGAAATGGCAGATTCTTTATCCAGAACTTCTAAGTCATCCCAGAATGCAGTCATTAAAAGAATTGACTTTTGAGACCAACGGTACCCAGGCGCTCACAGACGAGTTTAAAACTTGGCTACACAGAGAATGGCATCACGATGGAACTATAGGGCTCGGTCGTGGACACAATTCAGTCACTTTCTCAGTCAGTGCTAAACTTAGCTGTTCTGGAGAAAGCCGTGAACGTGCCATTAAACCTGAAGTGGTGTGCGAGTATGAGGAATATGGATATACGTATCTCAAATTTGTGATTGCCACAGAGGAAGATGCAGAAGAGGCTGAAGAAACCGTAGACATCTATCGTGCTCACGGATTTCAAGGTCCTGTGTACTTGATGCCTGTGGGTGGAGTAGAAACTATCTACAGCCTAAATAACAAGCGAGTAGCAGAAATGGCTATGAAATTAGGGTATAGATATTCGGACAGATTACAGGTACCCTTGTTTAAAAATGCGTGGGGAACGTAATGAAAATTTTTAAAAAATTATTAGGTCTAGATAAACTAGAGGCATCAATTGCCAAAGCCGAGAGCGACCTAGCAGAAGCAAACAAACGATTGGAAGAAGCAGAAAAGTCTCAAAAACTTGCGCAGGAGCAAGAAGAATTGGCAAAACTCAGTCCTAAAGATCGTGCTACTCGAAAGAAAGAACCCTGGGTCGGTGTTTTGAATACTCATGTAAATCAAGACAATGTTCGAAATGGGTTTTTCGAACTTGACTGGAATGAGCAGTTTGTGTTAAAATTGAAACAAGAAGGATACGGAGTGGAAGGAGATCTTCCTGAAGAAATCGTAGACCGATGGTTTCGAGAGCTCTGTGCCAATGTAGTAGTAGACGGTGATTATGGTGGGCCTGTCGATACAGGCTCTTTAGACGTTAAACAAGTTATAAAGAGCAATCAATGACCTATATTTTAGTCGATACTGCTAACACGTTTTTTCGTGCTAGACATGTTATCAACGGCGATGCTGATATCAAGCTAGGCATGGCTTTTCACATCACCTTAAATTCCATACGTAAAGCGTGGCAACAGTTTAACGGCAGTCACGTTATTTTCTGTTTAGAAGGTCGTAGCTGGCGCAAAGACTTTTACGAGCCATATAAACGCAATCGTTCAGATGCTAGAGCCGCCCATAACGAACGTGAACAAGAAGAAGAACGTGTGTTTTGGGAAGCGTTCGATACTTTTAAAGATTTTGTTCGAGATAAGACTAATTGTACTGTAATGCAACATCCGCAACTTGAAGCTGATGATCTCATCGCCGGTTGGATACAGAGTCATCCTCAAGACGATCATGTTATTATTAGTACAGACACAGATTTCGTGCAACTTATAGCACCCAATGTCCGACAATATAATGGTGTTATGGAACACGTAATTACGCACGAAGGAATTTTTGATGACAAAGGTAGACCGGTTATTGACAAAAAAACCAAAGAAGCAAAACCTGCGCCGAACCCAGAATGGCTGCTCTTTGAAAAATGCATGCGTGGTGATACCAGTGATAATGTCTTCTCAGCGTATCCGGGTGTGCGTACTAAAGGCACAAGCAAAAAAGTGGGTCTTACTGAAGCGTTCGAAGATCGTAAAAGCAAAGGATTTGCGTGGAACAATCTCATGCTTCAGAGATGGACTGACCATGAAGGCAAAGAACACAGAGTTCTGGAAGACTATGAGAGAAATCGGAGATTGATTGATTTATCATATCAGCCAGAACATATTAAAGAAATCATCTCTACTACCATTGCCGAAGCTACAACTGCTGATAAAAATGTCAGCCAGGTGGGAGTTAAACTTATGAAGTTCTGTGGCCTCTACGATCTTAAAAAAATCTCAGAACAGGCACAGAGTTATGCGGAGCCATTAAATGCTAGATATAATATCAAAGAAGATCACAGTTTGTCGGCATGATGATATCTGTGAAAATCAATCAGACACTCGTTGGGAGAAGACTATGACAGACATACATGCTAAACCGATTATCGATAACAAATTTTGGATCGTAGAAGAGAACGGAGAAAAGGTTGCCACTCTGAGAAAGAATGAGGACGATCGATTTGTTATGAGCAATGAGTTGGGAATCACGGTCTACGACAACAAAGAAAGTCTTACTCGTCAATTCGGTAAAGATTTCTTTGTTGCTAAGATTATCAAGGAAGCCAGAGATTCTAATCCTAATGAAATCCACGGGTATCCAACCAGTGCTAGTCCTCACAATGGAATGTTCGACATTCGTAAAAAACTTCCTTTGTTTACTAAAAGCAGTGATTCGAAAAGTCTTTATTGTGCCGGTTATTATGTTATCAAGTTTGATAAGGGATGGGTAAAATCCTTCTGTCCTAAAATGATTACCCTACAACGGTATCCCTATAAAGGTCCTTACAAAACTGAAATAGAAATGAAACAGGTGTTAGCCAATGTCTCAAAATAATATTCCAAATAGTTTACCTAGTGTAGAAAAACTAATTTCTAGAGTAGTGGCCGCTGAACGCAGTCAACAGAAAGAAATACGTATCAGTATACAAGAAGCCAAAGATCTTACCAACGAACTTGCGATATTGACTTCTAAATTGGGCAAAACTGTGCAAGAGATACACACAATGCTAGGACAAATCAAGGATTCGACCACACAGATCGACGTAAAGTTCGACGGTGGTGCTTTCTAAAAAAGATAAATATATACGTGGTTTATTAGGAACACGTATAGTATGAGCAGACCAAAACCTAAAGTGATACTCGAATATGCGAACAAAGATACTTTTAAGATTGAACAAATCCTTGAAAGTGATGCCATCTGGGCTGTGTTCTATCAAGGTAGACCTTTCAATTTAAAAAGCGGAAGTCTGTTAGCCAGTTATCCCGGACCTAAATACAAAAAGGTCAGTTTTTCGAATCCTGGTCACGCACACAATCTAGCAAAAAAATTAAACAAATTATTTAAAACATCAGACTTTTCTGTTTACAAACTAACTGCCGGCGACAAGATTTAAAATGGATCGGAAAGATAGATTCACATCTGTATTCCTCAAAGCTGCTGGATTCGAAGACGATGATGAAAATATCAAAAAACACAAATCAATTTGGTGGTACAGCACCAGAGAAAAATCACAGGGCGGTCTACGACTAACCGAAGCTGGGTTAGATTTTATCCAAAATCATTCAGATATTAAAACTTATAAAATAGAACTACCTAAAGATACTACCATCGGTCCCCAGGTTTTAATTTGGTTAGATCAATTTTTAGATTCTCCGTTTTATCTAGAGAAAAAATTTATCACTGTGCTATCAGAAAAAGCTGCTTTTGAGTTATATCTATTTTCAGGCGATGTAAGAAAGATGGGTGCAGGTAAAGCCTTGAGCAAAAGATTAAACCAAGATTCCACTGAAGAAAACATTTAAACAGTAAATATCTCATCATGTATGATCTAAAAATCCTAGACATTCTAAATCAGCGAAAAGTCAAAACGGCTCCACTACATTTCGGAAAAATGAAATTGGGTGAAGTTTCTTTTTATACCGATGAAATAGAATCTTGGATCAGAAACAAACTCAGCGGAAGATTCTTTATTCAAAAACTTCCGAGTATTTTAGATGACGGTAAGTTAAAAAGCGGAATCTATGTAGGGTTTGAAGACCATAAAGAACTAACATATTTTATGTTAGCCTGTCCATATCTAAGGAGAAAATAATGACGGAAGAAAACAAAGTAACAGATCAGGCTCCTGCTACAGAAGCACCGCAGGCACCATCTACACCAGATCTAAACTTAAACGATCTAGCAGCCCTAAAAAGCATCGTTGAAGTCGCATCACAGAGGGGAGCGTTCAAAGCAGCAGAATTGGAATCAGTTGGAAAAATTTACAACAAACTGAATACTTTCCTAGAAGCTGTTGCTAAAAAAGGAGAGTAAAATGAAGTCTCTAAAACATGTAGGAAGAATTACAAAAAACAATGCTAAAATTTTAGTAGCGTTTAGAACTCTTCCAGGTGAATCAAATATGGCATTAGTAATTCCTGTTTCTCAATTATCAGATTCATATCATGATGCCATCATGAAAGTCGTAGAGAGTGATCAAGGACAGGACGTATTTGAACTAGGTGAAATACTGTTCATAAGAAATTTTCCTGATGGAAAACCTATGCTTAGAGCTCTACAAGCAGACGGTTTAATGGCTAAAATTCCTACTGATTCCGTGACTATGATGCCTACTCCTAACGACGAAGTTGGTCTTCATACCCTAAATATGCTGATTGCTGAACAAAGAAATTGTGCAGTAGATGAT